TATAAACAACATTTTCATAGTCAGCTTGTGTGACTGCTCGATTTTGAGTGGGAAAAGTATCAAAAATTCTTCTCTTAACTTCTCCGGAGGAGGGCGCTGTCACGTCCCCCATAATTGGCTCTTCATTAGAAACCTCTAACGAATCAATAACAGTTCTCATTGTGGTACTGGTGAGTGATTCGGGATTTTTAAATTCCATCTTAGCGTTGCCGACCGAATTTAAAGCAGACACGGCAACATTAGAATTGGCGGCATTTGTAACCCTGTAAGTTACTGTTAAAACTGTATTCGATGGAACTATTCCCAGACTTTCATTTCTTGATAGCCGAGTGGGATCAAAAGTGGTATCTGTTACGTATGCTTTCCCAAATGCATTCAAAGCAACCGATTGAGGATCAGCCACCACATTCGATTCTCCCGCCTTGCCGCTTCCAAACTGCAAATAAGAGGCCACTCGAGTTCGTTCCACAACGAATTTTCTCGATGTTAAAAATGGTTTTAAAATAGAAGGTACATTATCGCTCTTAAAGTTTGTATTCCCCATTTCTTTTAGTACCATATCCTGCGCCAAGTAATCTACTTCAAAATATTCGTGGCCTTCCGCATCAGTTACTGCTATAATCTCAGCCACATTTGTGGTTGCCAATGGTACTTGTAAAAATTTTTGATATGCTCCTACTCTAATTTGCTCTTGGCTAAAATATCCAGACACCACATTTCCATATGCTTTAATCGCATAATAAGTGGGTGCACCAGTACTCGTATCCACTGTAGCCACTACCACTGGGTTTTTGGAGTCACTAAAATCCACATTCTCTGTTAAAACAAAATTAGTGCCATTTGTAGCTGTAAAGCGGGAGCCTCTTTTTAAAAGGGGAGTATAATTTGTATCTGGGCCCAGACCGGTGCTAGACGCAGGCACTACGGCAAAAAGCGCAACCTGACCATAGGTTGAAGGAGTGCCTGTGTATTTATACCCTAGAACCCGGCCATGGCGTAGAATGTTGTTATATTGATATGCTGTATCTAAAAAAGATTCATTAACATTATAATCTAAGTAAAATGAAAGCTGGTCTCCCACATACGCGACAGCATCAAGCATGATGGAGCCGAAAGACGCCTCGCTCCAGTCTTTAAACGTATCCGGATAAAAGCGCTCAGCTATTTGCATTAAATCTTCGCGAATACTTTCATACTCGCGATGAGTGTAGTCTATTGGTATTATCTTTTTTTGTTCATTTGGCATCAAAAAACCCTCGTTTTTTAATTAGTTATTTCCAAGAAATCTGAAGCTCCCACCCCTGGAATGGTGTATCTTATTTGTAAACCTAAGTGGTTGTTGTCTGGATCGGTTGTGCCAAAAAATATTTCTTGAATTTGAACAGCGGGCATATAAATGCGCACCTGTTCTCTAATTTTGGCCTCAATCTCTGCGGTGGCACCCACACCAAAATTTTCAAATAAATAAGTTTTAATGCCAACTCCAAAGCGAGGTTCCATCACTCTTTCCCCAGGGTTGGTGTAAAGTAGCATTTTTAAATTTTGTTTTACTAGCGGCTTAAAACCTGTAATCATTTTAAACCCAGTGGAGTAATTTATTTCTAGCGGAAGCGCTGTGGCAAGTGAACTCATATTATATCCTTTTTAATAAATACTCCTTAATCCTTTTCTTCACACAATTCTCCATTAGCATTAAATGGATTTGTGCGAAGCATCCTTCTCTTCCAGAAGGGAAGAAGCTCTTTTCCTGGCCGCGGGCGGAACTTTTCTTTGAGTTGGTTCGTAATAATTATTCCTCCGCTATCTGCTGGTTCATCTTCTTCATCATCCAGATCTCTCGACTTATAATAGTTTTTAAACATTCTTTTTATTTTACTTTTCGAATTTCGCAATAAAACTTGATCCCACTCATCGTAGCTCACAACACCCATGCCAGCCAGAGGATTGAGTAAACTGCCTGGAGTTCGATCCACTTTGTTGGCCCAGCCATCAACGCCATCAACTTCTGGTGTAATGACGCCGGCAACCGCCTCGTCGGTGGTCACTTCCATCTCACCGGTACCGTCGTCGAACCCATACATTGTGAAACCAACATTAGAGCCAGGTTTAACAGCTAAACTGTCGGAATTAACCGCACCAATGGGTACCACTTTTTCACCAATAGAAGGAAGAAAAGCTTCTCCATTATAAATAGCTGTCATAGCTGTCAGCTTGCTCAGTGGGAAAATATAATGAGCCACCATTTTAAATTTTTCATCTTTCTTGAGCATTTTAATCAAACACAACAGAAGTAAACTATCTTTGTCAAAGGGATCGACTTGATTGATTTTTAAATCTAAAGAGTCGACTTCGACTTCTGTGATGGTGTAAGATCCGCTATCAAGAACAAGCGAAAACCTCAACCCATACCTAACGCCCAGTTCTCCAGTTAAGCCGGCCGTGTGTCCGTTACTATCGGTTACTAGTTCTAAGGTTCCCGGATAATAATCTGAAATATTTGCGGAGGGGTCTTTTGCTTGTATTGAAATAAGGGCACTAGATGCAGACTGGGGATCCCCATCATTAAGTCTCATATATTTTTCAATTTTAAAAGGAGGAGTCCAGCCAGCGGACACGCCTTCTGTACTAAGGACATCCATTGGACCGACAGCGGCAGCGGCGCCGAGATCTGCTATATCTCCCACATTCACTGTGACCTTGTTGGCGAACGGAGTCAAAGTATCGTCTAAGGCTGATGCTTCGCCAGTATCAAATTCTCCTGTCATATACACAGGATTTCCTTCGACATCCATTATAACATGATAATATCCGATATATTCACTTCCATCTGAGGCTGCGAATTCGCCTCCACTTGTGTAGTGTTCATCGCCTTCAGTTGGAAGGTCTACATACGTGCGCACCAATTCCTCATTAAGTGTAAGGCTGCTGCCGCCTTGGGAAAGATATTGTAAAATGTAATAATCTAAATCATAAATACTCGGACTCATTCCTACGAGCTTAAGATTTTCAATGAGTTTGGCTCCCATAAAGTTCAGTTCTTCTTTGACTAACTCTTTAAAAATTAACTTAGCATCTTCTTCGGTCTTTTGGATGGCTTCGTAATTTTTATCTATGCGATATTTTTTTAAACTCTCGAAGAGGCCGGCCATCTCTCCCTTTTCTTCATTTAATTCTGTTTGATCGGGATAAGCATATCCTTGTTGCATATTATTTAGGCGCCCCAATGCATCAAGAACATCTTCGGGGGGATCGATTATGGAACCGTCATCGACTTTTCTTCCATAGAGTTGAACAGTTTGCTCTAAAAAACCATACCAAAACTTACTATCTTTAAAAGGATTGAAAAACTCCCAAAAAGCCTTTTGGGCGCCTTTAAAGCTATCTTCCATATCTTCAACAATATATTGCGCATAAAGAGAACTAAATACGTCAGGGAAGCTAGGATTAAACTTTGTAAACGTTGCTATTGATTTTATAAAGTTTGTGCTCGCATAAATTCTAATAGCTGCACTAATAAGTGCTTCTAACCCTGCCACATCCGCACGATTTAAAATTCTATTATAAGGCAATTCTACGGCACAATCGGGGTCGTCCCTCAACCGTTCATCTTCTGGAATGAAAGGGTAAGCATCATCAATCTTTTGTTGAATATCTTTGAAATCAATTAGATCTGTTGTATAAGGTTTGCAAGGACTCATCTCGGGGAACATCACCTCCACAAACCCAAGCCACCCTGTGCTTTGGCTTGGGGACATATAGAGAGGGGGATTCACATAAGATCCTCCATAAGTTAACGGATCTAAATAAAATACTCTATTTGTTGGGGTTGGGATGGGCTCGCCGGCGTCCTTTGCGGCGGCCGCCAAAACATTATCATTATATTGCATACGACTTATACCCATGATCTGATCCTTAGGTAGTATGGGACGCCACCCCAATTTAAAAATGAGTCGGAGGGGGTCAAGTAATGGTACATCAAGTTTTACATCGTAATAGTTTGAGCCAGCTTCATAAGTCATAGCATTGCCCGTCGTCCCATCCACCCCCGCCACTGGCTCTTCTAACACGTATTCAATGTCATTAGTACTCAAATCATCATATGTGGCGCCATATTTAAAAGCATTTTCATTTTCGGCTACTTCTCTCGCAATCAACAGTGTGAGATTAGTCATAATGGTATCATAGTTGGTTTGCAAGGTACTTATATCCAGATCATTTCCATTGTTTTTTAATATTTCGTGTAATAAAACCACTTGTGGTGGGTATGATTGATAACTCGAAAATGTAGAAAGAAATTGAGGATACCTATCAAAATTTATGCCATCTAATGTGTCATCAACTGATAGAAATTCATATTTTACATCTTGCATTGCAATTGTGGGAAAGGTAAAATAAGGCGTGAGGGCGCCGGCCGGGGTGGTGAGCCCGGGTGGTATCCATCCATCTCCCCATTTTGATATATACCGTAAAAAATCAAGCGGCCCATCTACCGTGTCTGTGCTGTTCTTTGGTGTCAATGCTTCCTGTATCGGAGCAAATAGTTCTATGCTCTTTTTAAATATTTTAACACGAACCACGGGAACCATTGCTGCCAACTTGGTAAATGTTACCCCCGTCAAATTAGATTTTTCTAAGATTTTAATTCGTGCTGTGTCTCGCGGCTGATTTGTTGTGCCGGGTGTTTTTCCTAAAGAAGCTTCTAAAAGAGTATGAGTGTGACACTGGCCCACTTCATCACATACTTCTTCAACAACCCCGTTCGCAATTGAATGAGTATGCCCATCCGCCCAGGAAGTTTCTCCATTCAGAGTAGGGTTCTTATCCGTATTAAGATCTCCTATAGTATAAGTGTGCCGGTGTCCATCATCCAATGAAGTAATGGTTTCTTTTAAACTAGCAAGAGAACCGCGGTTTCTTGCGCCAGTTATTACGCCATCATCCGAAACCAAATCTGACAAATAAAGTTCCAAATCAAATCCTTTAGAATATGCGTCTCCCGTATCGTAATACCACGTTGGATCTTCGTCGGCGCTATCGGTGGCATAAGCCTTGTTACTGTCGGATGCGGTGTCTTCGTTGAAGTCGGCTTGTAACCCTTTACAATTGTCTTGAAAACTTAGTACAAGATCTGCGGTGGATTTTCGTGCTTGTTCAACGAA